TCACTCTCAACGTAAATACGATTTACACCGATTGCTGTGGTTGCTGCTGTGATGTTTGCTGTCCCGTTAGACATTGTTACAGATGGCCCCATGAAGGTCGTCGTAGCAGGAAGATTGGTTGTTTTACTTGTATCTACCAGTGTGTTACCAACCACTAAATCATCTAAACGATAGTAAATAGTTGAGTCATTAGGCTTCATAAACATAAAGAAATCAAATACCTGACTTGCGGCTAGAGCACTATTCAAAGTGATAGTGTCGCTTGTTGCTGTTGTACCGTCTTTAGTTACAAACTTAAGTACAGTATCAGCATCCGTCGTGATGTGAGATAGCCCACACATACTAATAGCTGGGTAGGTATCTGAGGCTACTACGGCAGTGGTTCCAGAGTGAAGACCAACAAACAAACGAACTGTTGCAGCAGGCCACAAATCAATGGAGAACCGACTGAAGAAGAAGAATCCACCTTGCCCAGCAGCATTACCGCGCCAGAACTGAGCAGCACCAGTAACAATAGAGCTAACACCCAACACTTGGTTGGTGGTAGTGACTACGTTAGCAGACCTTGTTCGTTTCAAGCTATTAAATGTTGTTGGAGCAGTTGAAGACGGTGTTGGATGGGATACTGTTGTGCCCACGGCCCAAGGTGTACCAATATTCAAACCAGCAGTAGTTCCAGTATTAGGCATGTACATAACAATGTTATTACCAAATAAGGCTGGCTGGAGGAAAGTATCAACCCCGCTAGGAGGCATCCACTTAGGCATAACTCGCCCACTTATCTTTCTGGCGTAAAACAATAGGGAGTCATTGGGTGGCGCTGTGGGATTAGCAGTAGCAACAGGCATAGCAAAGGAGTTAACCTCGTCATGCCAAATGTTAGCATCTACTCCTACCCATGCGCCTGCTGTAGCACAAGCAGCTCTATAACATGTTCCCGGTAGCATTGGCATTGCTGTGTTAACAGCCAAGCCCTCAACCGTCTCACCAGTAGCTGGATACAACAGTAGGGTATTAACCCCGTGGTTTGTCACTGTGATAGTGTATCCAGCCAAGGCTGCTGGAAGTATAACACCAGTTCCTGAAGCAACCGTGTCTACTGAGGAAATGGTACTGGTTAATGCTGTAGCTGTTCCTTGGGTAGTACCTGCAGCAGTAACTCCCACAACTACAGTAGTATTCAAAGCAGTAAAGTTGTTATCCACTTCCGTGAATGTCAACTCACTGCCCTTAACGTTTCTAAGGGTTAGTGCTGGCATAGTTTAAGTAATCGAGAAGACGCCGTTGGTGGTATCTGGTGTGAACACAAAGGTATCACCGTTAGTACCATTCATCACAATGGAAGACCCATTGTCCCAGTAACCGACGTTAATGTTAGTTGTTTTGTCCACAAGGATAACATAGCGGAATGTGAAACCACCACCAGATGCTGTCCATGTTGCTGGTACAGGAAGCACCAGTTTATAAGTTCCTGCCGATTCACTAGAGCTAGTCGTAGTGACGTTAGTACCACCTGCGGTGTAACCACCAGAGGTAGCCAAGTCAGTTGTACCACTTACAAAAGCGGTACCACCCGGAACAGTGTTAGTAAGGGCAAAGGCCCACTGGTCTGTACCAGCGTTAATGCCTTCGACCAAGAAGTCAATCGCACCTGCGACTTTAGTATATGCTGCCATTATTTATCCTTAAGAGTAAGAGAGACTTGCTCTGTTATCCCATATGTTTATATTCAAATCGTTGCCATTCGCCCATAGCACGGTGATTAGACCTCCTGAGACATTCAAGGCTTTGATGGCCCAGATTGGATCAGAAGGTAAACTCTTCATGGGAGCACTCCCAATGTAAATCACAGAAGTCTGGTCATCTATCCGTTGGGCTAAGTTTTGACCCAAATGGGCCGGAAGATGTGAGAAAGCCATGTTAGCCCATTGCCTGACGTAGTTTGTTCAAACGAGCATCAACTTCAGCTTGCTTAGATCGCAGGTCTTCCAGATCAGCATCCAATTGTTTACGACCATTCAGCAGTTCATTCTCTTTAGCAATGTGTTCTGCTTTACGAGCAGCCCATTGAATCTTAGAATTCTGGAAGGTTTGCATAGCTTGATCAGCAGCGGTTTCACGTACTTGCAAATCAGCAAGACGTTTATCAAACGAAGCTTGTGCTTTAGCAATGGTATCTTGTGCAGTTACCTTAGCCTTAGCAAGAACATCAGCAGACTCAGTTAGAAAAGCATCAGCTTGTTCTTGAGTGATAGCTGCATCAATACGAGCATTCAAATGCTCAATGGAAAGCTTAATGCTTTCTTCTCGTTCTGTAAGTTCTGCAATTTGTGCAGCGTACTTATCTGGATTTTGCAGTAGGTCCAGAACCTTTAGAAATTCATCGAAGTGCATTACCGCAGTCCTTGGATCATAGACATTGAAACAACTGGGGATGTACCACCAGTCACGTTAAGACGAATAGCTCGGACTGGTTGATTAATCACCCCATCCTTACTGGTTGTTGCAGCAGTGATAGCTGCAAGGGCAAACGCAACAGGAGTCACAGCAGAATCAAATACATCATCGTAGGTGTATTCCACTGAGTATGTGGCGGTTCCAGAAACCAGAACACAACCTGTGCTGAGATTCATGGGGTCTTGTTTGTAGTCAACAGGAAGCCAGTTAGAAGTACCTACTCCAGTGACTGTGACTTTCTTTGGTCGCATTAGAAATTCCTTAGAAAAAAAAGGGGACAACAAAGCCCCCTTTTTTAAAGTTACAGTTGGACAGTTTCTCCACCACCAACAACAGCATACTCAATTTTAACATACCACGGTCCACCAACAGTGGAAGCTGTACCAGCCTCCACATACTTAGCATACACAGGTACATCGGTTGTGAGTTTCTCCATGAAGGCTGTACCAACTGCGGCAGCACCAGCGGGGCTATAACCCTCACCAGTAGCAGCAGTTTTTACATCAAACGCAGAGATAAACTCAGTGGCAGTTGCCGTAGAACCTACGTTAATGGAAGCAGAAGTACCAGCATCGCTAGCAGCCTGTCCAATAACGTACATTCCCATGATAACAGCATCCTTGGGGAGCCAAGCTCCCACAAAGGACGTTGTATCAGTACGGACAATCTTAACCACCTTTTCTTGGCTTTCCCGAGGTTTCGGGTAACTCAAAGAGACAAAGGAGGTAGCTGCCATTGTTATGCTCCAGCAGAGCCGTACAGGGCGCGAGGATCAGTCCATCCGAACGAGTAACGAGCGGTAGCCTTGAACTTAGCGTTCTCGGTATCCCAGTCATTATCCATATCGAAGCTATCACCACGACGCTCCATATACTTCATACCATTCTGCACGTTAGTACCAATGAACCAAGCATCGGTATCGGTCAGGAAGTGGTTGGTAACAACGGAAGGAATGGAACCCATCGTTTTGATGGCATTCAGGTCGTTGTTATCAGTACCAACACGGCCATCAGTGCCGAGGATACGCTTTGCTTCAAAGATCAGTTGACGCGGGATGATGAGCTTTTCAGGGCGCACAGCGATCAGCAGACCAGCATCATTGGTGAAGCCAGCAATATCAATGCAGGCTTGTTCCAGCGAAGCTTCCGACAAGTCAGAGGCGGTAGCAATCTGGTTGGACCAAGTACCACCCTTGATGTTCGGGTGATCGGCAGCAATCAGAGCCTTACCATCGCCACCGACAAAAGAGGTATTGAAAGCACGGTTGTAGATGTTAGCGCCCAAGACTTCCTTGGTTTGACGCATAGAGAAGGCAAGACCTTCAGCTTTACGCTTACCAATGACGTCGTACTGATCATCTTCCATGATTTCACGGGTGATGATGAAGCCGAGTGCATACACCATGTGTTGGTAGCGAGTGATGAAACCTTGACGTTCCGAGTCATAAGAGATCGGAGCACCTTCAGACTTCTGCACAGCCAGACCAAACGAAGAGATACCTACATCTTCTTCAAACGCCTTGGTAGAGGTTTGTTTTGTGAAGAGCTTTGTGTACTCTTCGGGATAGGCTTCATAGGCACGGCCATACCATGCGTTGACACCGGGCCAAAGGGCCTTGGCAAATGAGCCACTATTGATTACGGACATATTCTATTCCTTTAAAAATTAAACGCCAGCTTGACCAGTACCAGTGCCGAAGGCTGTGTTATTCAGCTTGACATAGTAGGAGAAGTAGGTATCGCCGGGGTTGTTATCAGGACGGTTGGGGAAACCAACGACCTTCAGAGGAAGAGTAGCCGTAGTTGCAGACAGAGCAGCAATGGACATACCCGAGCTACCTGTGGAGGTAGAACCAGCAGTCAAATCCCAAGAACCGTTCAAACCAACGTTTGCGGTGATGGTAGCAGCAGCAACAGAAGTGGTCAGATACTGAGCTTCATATACGATGTTAGGATCGGTACACACCATCAGATAGCGATCTGTAGATGCACGACGATACACAGGGGTATTCAGGTCATTGACCGGAGGGGTGTTAACGGTATCACCGACACCAGTAAACATGATGCCAACAACAATACCATAAGCAATGTCTGTTGCACCAGACACACGGGTCACAGTAGGTGCGCCAGTAGCAGCACGGGCATCGCCCAGCAGCTTCACAGCATCACCAACCATAATCACCGTAGAGTCCGACGCGGGAACAAACGCGAGCTCACTTTGGCCGTTATAGGGGGCACCAGTGAGGGTTTTAACAGGCTTAAAGCCGTTAAGACGAGAAACACTTGACATTAGTAATACTCCAAATAGTCAAATTTGTGAATTCCTAATGGCAATAGAATAGGTTAGTCTCGAGAGATTTCGATTTTACCATAATTACCATCAAGAGCTTTTTCTTTGATGGAGGCTTCTTGTTGATTTACAAAACCTTGTTTTGCTGCTTGATCTTGTTCATACAATTCCCGAGGGATTCGCATCAGGTGACCTTTAACACCCTGACCAACAGAAAACACTTTCTTGGAACCAACACTTGTATCTTGCGACACACGTTTGTCACCCACATCGTGAGTTGCCTTGTCTACGAGTTCATACCCGCCTTCAAGGAACTGCGCGACACGATCATCTACATCGTTCACGACTCGGTATACGTATGCTGGGTCTTTACCCTTTACCGTAAGGATGTTACGCTGGCTCACAGGCACTCGTGTAACTCGGCTCACTGGAGCCTTGGAAATTGCTTCTTTATTCATAATTATGGTCTTTCAAATAATTAATCGCACTACTTAGTGTTCTTTGGTTGTCTTTTGCCATTCCTAATAGAGTGTTACAGGGTTCACAAAGAAGTCCCCGCACTTTACCTGTTGTATGGCAATGATCTACACAAAGTCTCTTTTTACGTCCAGAAAACAATAAAGCGGATGTACCACAAATGGCACAGCAATTATTTTGTTTTTCTACAAGAAGGTCATAATCTTCTGTAGATAAATTATATAATCGCTTTAAATCTGCTTTATACTGGTTATACTTACTTTTTCCACTAATCCTATCTCGGATATATTTAGCTTTTTGAGCACATGATTTTGTGCAAAAAACTTGCCACACTCGTATAGGAGAAAAAATATTAGAGCACTGTGGGCAAACCTTTTCTTTTAGATTATCCACGTACTTTACGCAATTGCTCAATGTATTCTTTTTCAGTCATCACGTTCTGGCGAACAAACTTATTCATAATAGTTCGTTCTTCATCAGACAGTGTAAACTTCACGGAAGAGGAAACACCTCGACCAGAACCACCTTCTACTGCACCCGCTTTATCCTGATTAGGATTACGGAATTTATTGGGGAATTCTTTACGCACTTCCAGAGCTACTTTCTTAAGTACCTCAGAAGGGCTGTTCCCTGCTCTAGCTAACTCTTGTCCCAGAGCGTCAGCAAACGCTTTCATAGGAGTAGAGGATTTGTACCAGTTATTCTGTTCCGTCCATGCAACGAATTCAGGATGTTCTGCACCGCTGTCGGAAGATACGTCAGCAGGTTGTTGCTGCAACTTCTTCTGTTCTTCACGAACCATGTCAATGCGATCATCTGCAGCAATAACTGCGTCGGCGTCGCCGTCCTCCAGAGCAGCCTTCTTTTGGGCTTTCAGAGTATCTAGAGCGCGCTTATATTCAACTTCCCGGACTTGGCCGTGAAGCTTTTTCATTTCATTCAAGGCTGAACGAACATCTTTGAGTTGTTTGGATTGATCTTCGATCTTCTTGAAGAGTTCACCACGACGCAAGAATTCTCCTGCCTCTACCCATTTATGTTCTTCACCTTGGAATTCCTCCTTCGGAACCCAGCCCGATTCAAGAGCTTTTTGTTCCGTCGGAGACAGGTCAACAGACTCGCCTGTGCCAGTTTCAATTTCATCAGCCATTTTAATCCTTAGTTAGTACGACAATTACGTCTTCATCATTGAGAGCTACATATTCCACATCGTCCTTGGGGTCAACAACTGTCTTACCGCTAAAGCGGGCAAAGGCAATTACATCTCCAACCTTGATGGGAACATCTGTGTTGAAATCACGGTAGGCTGTCGGGCCAATAGCCATAACAGTTCCTGTATCAACTCCAGCTTGTGCACGAGTTTTATCCGGGTGATCAGGGATGATCAGTCCAGCTTGCGCAGCCCTCACATAATCCTTATTAGTCTCTTCCAGTTTGTTCTGGAGAACGATAATCCGGTGAAGCAGAGGTTTAATCATACTTGTGTTTCCTCAAACCAATCTACATCTTGAATGTCTCGCAAAGCTTGAATAGCCCCTCGTTTAACAGCATCCCATTTAGGATCATCTGCTGCACTGAGTGCTAGTTCTTCTTTAAGGTTCTCAACTTTGTTGTTGATTGCCACAAAGAAAGCTTTGGAAATCGGATGTGATTGCCAATCTTTAAAATCGCTACGATTCATTTACTTATTTCCCTTTGGAAGCTGGCTTTTGTTTGGCAGCCTGTTGCCGTTGTACGTGACCCATCTCTTGAGTGTGCTGTACCTTCTGCGCGTGATCTACGTGCTTCTGGACAACCTTCTGTTGATGTTCCACTTGTGATTGCTGTACGCTCTGCATAAACTTCTGTTTATCTTGAGCCACCTGCATGTTAGCTGTGTGGGTTTGGATGGCTGCATTAAGCTGTGCCAACATACCCTTGCTACGTGCTTCATGATCTGCTGAGGAAGCAGCCATTGCTTCTTTAAACTGCTGATCACGTTGATCCATTTGCTGTTTGAAAGCCAACTCTTGTTGCTTAATAGCAGAGGCTTGTTGAATAGCTTGAATCTTAGCATTACTCTCCTCAACCTTGGGGTTAGGCTGTTGAGGCATCTGACCAGTCTGTGCCACTTGTGGTAGCAGCAAGTCTTGGATGTTTGGTTGCTCTTGAGCTTCCAACATACGCAGACCAACTTTGACAGGATCAAGGATACCTAGAGAGAGCATCTCATGCAACCCTTGTGCTTTGATCAGCTTCTCCGTTTGGGAGATAGCTGTAGGATCAGCACCGGGACAAATCTTATATTGTGTTTGGGAGAAGTCTTCAGGACCAACTGTGATGTTGATGATCTCTTGGTAAGTGTTCGGATTGAGGTAGGCAGCGTTCAGAGCAAACAGCTTCTGGAACTCCTCACCCAATGCACGATACAGACGCTTATACACAGCCGTAAACACCTTCATGCCCTGTTCAATGGTAGCCATTGTAGTAGTAGCAGGGGTGTTCTGGCCGGGCATCTTGCCCACGAAAATCTCAGCAACGGAAGCCAGTTCCTTACCAGACGAAATCATAGAACCCATCAGTTGGAACAAAACAGTGGAAGGTTCCTTGCTAGGCAGGGGAACAATCTGTTGTTTCAAATCACTACCAGTGGAGTTCACTGCTTTCCATTCACCCGGCATGAACTTAGTCTCGCCTAGACGGACTTTAAGACCTTTGCCCAAGAATCCAGACTGCAGGTTGTTAAGTGTGCCGCTGTCGATAAGCTGGTTGATAAGAGAGTTGACGGCTTCGTTAATAGGTCCAAGCAGAACACCGAATCCCAAATCATAGAAGCTACCATCGGGGTTGGGAATAAACCCAAATTTAGTGAAGTATTCAATTGGAGCAATCTTAATGATCTTCTTACCCTTATCATCCATGACCATGCCATCTGGATCAAACCGTGCAGCAATACGTAGCACCTTACCAGTTTCAAGCTGAAAGGTTACAATGTAAGGCTCGGGATAATCATCGTCGTCCAAGTCAAGGTAGGTATGCTGTTCAATCAGCGTGTAAGGAGTAGTTGTATCGTTTGGAGGGATGGGTTTACCATCACGAGCTTCTGGAGTAGGAACAGAACCAAGGTCAATGTCAAGAAAGACTTTAGCAAGTTGACGCTCCTTCAACAGTCGTGGAGAAATCTCAATCACTTGAGAAACTCGTTCAGCTTCTGCCAAACTCTTAGCCCAGTAGTTAACTACCAAGTTCTTTGGCAGGATGACTTCCGACTTAACTTTCTTAGTAATCGAATCCCAGTAGGTCTTCTTGAAAAGGGTACCTACGACAGGCAGCATGATGAGCAACTTGTCCATACTCTCTTCCCAGCCAGTAACCTCATGCATCAACTGGTACGACATGTACATAGACACGCGATCCGCTTGTTGATACTTAGAACCGTCTG